AGATGTCAAACTTCTTGAAGAATGTAATTAAGGAAACAGGAAATGAATATGGTACGATTGTTAGCGATGGTCTTGCTACTGCTGATGTTAGCGGTTATGTCGATACTGGCAGTTACATTTTTAATGCTCTTTGTTCCGGTAGCCTTTATGGTGGGCTACCTCAGAATAAGATTACTGCCCTCGCTGGTGAATCGGCGACTGGCAAGACGTTCTTTGTACTTGGAGTTGTACGAGCATTCCTCGAAACGGACAAAGAAGCGAACGTAGTATTTTTTGAAAGTGAGTCGGCTATCACCAAGGATATGATTGAAGAACGTGGTATAGATTCTACAAGAATGGTGATATTACCAGTCACAACAGTACAAGAGTTTCGATATCAAATATTAGCTGTACTTGAATCATATCAAAATGATGAAGAAAGAAAACCATTAGTGATTTGTTTAGACAGTCTGGGGATGTTATCTACAACGAAAGAGATAGAAGATACAGAAGCCGGTAAAGAAACTAGAGATATGACGAGAGCCCAGATTGTCAAGGCTACTTTTAGAGTTCTTACATTGAAGTTGGGTAAACTAGGGGTGCCATTGATATTGACTAACCATACATATGCAGTTGTAGGTTCGATGTTTCCACAAAAAGAAATGGGTGGTGGATCAGGACTCAAGTATGCTGCATCACAAGTTATATATCTTACAAAAAAGAAAGAGAAGGATGGCACAGAAGTTATAGGTAATATCATCCATTGTTTGACTTATAAATCTAGATTGACAAAAGAAAATAAAAAAGTTGATGTTAGATTAACATATTCTAAGGGAATAGATCGTTATTACGGTTTACTTGACTTAGCTGAGAAATATGATATAATAAAGAAAGTATCTACCAGGTATGAATTGCCTGATGGATCAAAACAATTTGGCAAAACTATTAATGAAGAACCTGAAAAATATTTTACTGAAGAAATAATGGCTAAATTAGAAGAAGCTGCTAAGGAAGAATTTTGTTATGGCGTGTAAATATTCTTATATAGAACATAGAGAAACTGGTGAAAAGGCCTTTATGATAGATGAAGGCAAATTTAAAGGTGTCATTTATGCATATGAAAACATTTCAGTTCCAAAGATAGAAGATTTAGAATCTGCTGGAGAAGTTCCAGTATCATTTAAATATAATATATTAAGAAATTCTACTGATTGGGATTTAGAAGATAATAAAGAATTTGGTAATGTAATAGGCGAAATAATGATGGAAGTTTTGGCAGAAGCTATGGAGAATGATAGAGTAAATTATGAGAATAGAAACGACAATACTGAGCAACCTGATTCATAACGAGGAATATACTCGTAAAGTTATTCCCTTTTTAAACCAAGAGTATTTTTCGGATTTTATAGAATGTAACATTTTCACAACAATTAATAATTATGTTCAGAAATATAATAATTCTCCAGATATAGAAGCTCTTAATATTGATCTTCAAAGAGTAACACTAAATGAAGATCAGTATAAATCAGTACAAGAATATTTAACCACACTCAAACCATCAGAAGTAAATTTTCAATGGTTACTGGATGAAACAGAGAAGTGGTGTAAACATCGGGCCATTTATAATGCCATATTTAAAGGCATTCAAATTATAGATGGTAAAGATAAACAACAAACTCCAGAAGCAATTCCTGATATATTGTCAACTGCACTTGCAGTATCTTTTGATACTCATGTGGGGCATGATTATATCGAACACTCTAGCGAACGGTATGACTTTTATCATACGATAGAAGAAAAAGTTCCGTTTGATCTAGAATTTTTCAACAAAATTACTAAAGGTGGTATGCCGAACAAGACTTTGAATATTGTTCTGGCAGGCACTGGTGTGGGTAAATCTTTGTTTATGTGTCATGTTGCTGCTGCATCATTAATGCAAAGTAAGAATGTGCTGTATATTACATTAGAGATGGCAGATAAGAAAATAGCTGAAAGAATAGATGCAAATTTGATGAATATATCGTTGGATGATTTACATGATCTTCCTAAGAGAATGTTTGAGAGTAGAATAGAAAAGATACAAAAGAAAACTCATGGACAATTAATAGTTAAAGAATATCCAACTGCATCTGCTCACTGTGGGCATTTTCGTGCATTGTTTAATGAGTTAGCTTTAAAGAAATCTTTTCGTCCAGATATAGTGTTTGTAGATTATCTTAATATATGTTCATCTAGTAGATTTAAACCAGGAAGTAGTGTAAATTCCTATTCCTATATCAAATCTATTGCAGAGGAGATGAGAGGTCTTGCAGTTGAGTTTAATATACCAATCATGTCTGCAACGCAAACAACAAGAAGTGGGTTTGTTTCCACGGATATCGGATTGGAAGATACCTCAGAATCCTTTGGATTACCTGCAACAGCTGATTTAATGTTTGCTATTATATCAACGGAAGAATTAGAGAAATTAAATCAGATGTTGGTAAAACAACTCAAGAATCGTTATAATGATCCTACTATTAATAAACGATTTATTATTGGTATTGATCGTGCTAAAATGAAATTATATGATGTTTCACAGAGAGCCCAAGATGATGTAGTAGATACTGGCCAGGAAGAGTCTGTATTTGATAAATTTAAAGATTTTAAGATGTAGAATATATAAATATAAGAAAATAATGTGGAGTCTATATGAAGTCTTTTAAACAATACCTTTTAGCTGAAGCAGATACTTCTGATGCTACGAATACAGAAATGGCTATTTGTTTAGCTTATAATATGAAGAAGTTACAGGAGGCCGATCCGAAAATAGACCTGAAAGTATTATTTAAAGAAGGTGCAGATAAGGCAGGAATAGATACTGCGAAGTGGAAAAAAATAGATTCAAAAAAACAAAAACAACTTCTGGCAATAGGTACTGCTGTAGTTGCTGATACTAAATTAGGGAGTCCAGGAACTTGGTTGATACATTCAGGTTCATCATCAGCTACTAATCAATATGAAAAGGGTAGTGATAAAACTCCTAAGACAGATTTATTTGGCGATTCTAATAATAGATTTTCTTTGAAGAAAGCTGGAGATAGTGGTACAGGGGCTCAGTTAATGAGTGCAAAGTCAGGAGAAGCTTCTGGAGTAGTAAGAGCAGCTATTGCACATTATGAAAAAAATAGTGGTACAAAGATGTCAGAAGATAAGGACTTTCTTAAAGTTTTTGATATTATAGAAAATCAAATGTTAGAACATTCAAGAAATGATTTGAATGTTGAAATAGCAAAAGGTAAGAAAGATTTTCAAAAATGGTATTTAGACTCTAGTGGAAGATTGGCAGAATTAAAAAAGAAAACTGGTTTGAAAAGCAAAAAAGAAGAAACAAAGTTACTAAAGCATATAAAGGGAGAACTTTCAGCTTTAGGTGCTGCCCCAACAAGAGGTGGAGAAAAAGCTATAATTGATGGCTACGCAATTTCATTATCAGATTTTCAAGTGTATATGGATAAGTATATAAAATCTAGTGTGGCTATAGGTGATGTTAAAGTTAGCCCCAAATGGTTAAAAAATATATCAGCTAAAGAATTAACAAAATCAAATTTAAAAACTCAAATTACAGATATTATGAAAACATCTATAGAATCAGAAGGGTGGAAAGAACATATACAAGAGTTTTTTGCTAATAATCAAGAATTGAAAAAATGGTTAGTTTATGAAGCTGCATCGGGCCTTACAAAATTTACAGGCAAACCATCTGAAGGATCAAAGTATACTGGAAGTGAAACAGCTGTTGCAAATACAATGTTAGTCTTCCATGATACAGGAATAAAAACGAAAGAAGATGTTTTTCCATGGTCAATGTCTCATCCAGAATTAGCTGCAAAGGTTACAATAGATTTTAAAGGAACAGGTAGATCAAAATATCCAAAATTAGGTATTGCTGCAGGTATGGAATATAATGGGACTCTATTAACGGAAGAATTTGATAATACAATAGAAGATATTTTTGAAACTGAATATGCTATTTTTCAAAAAGAATGTAATGAGATATTTTTATCAGAAGGAGTATTTTCAGACATGAAAGATAAGGTTGTTGGAAAAGTTAAGGCAGCTGCTAAATATCTTTGGGAAAATATTATTAAGAAAGTAATACAAAAAATGAAAGAATGGGCAGCTAAAGGTTTAGAACTATTTTTAGATATTTTAGGATATAAGATGGAAGGTGATGTATCAATGGCAACTCCAAGTTGGTAAAATGAAAACATTTGCAGAATTTCTAACTGAAGATAAGAACACCCATCTAGAACATCTAGAGGATGACATCATTATTAATGGTGTTGCTGGTGGAGAAAATGCTCTAAAGTTTTTAGAGTCGTTAAGAGATATGTTGGCTGGAAATACAAGTAAGAAGATGAGTTTAACAGTTAAGTGGGATGGCGCACCAGCATTATTTGCTGGTACGAATCCAGAGAATGGAAAATTCTTTGTTGGTGGCAAACATATATTCAATAAGGTTCCAAAGATCAACTATACAAATGCAGATATAGACAAGAATCATGGTGGAGGTCTTGCGGATAAATTAAAAATTGCATTGAAAGAATTTTCTAAATTAGGTATACCTGGCATTTGGCAAGGGGATTTACTTTTTACACCCAGTGATTTAAAATCTGAAACTATAGATGGTGAGAGTATGATAACATTTACACCAAATACGATTACTTATGCAATTCCAGAAGGTAGTAAACTTGAAAAAACAATTAGTAAAGCCAAGATTGCTATAGTTTGGCATACATCATATTCTGGTGATACTATGGATTCGTTGTCTGCAAATTTTGGAGTAGACGCAAAGAAGTTAAGCAAATCATCTGCTGTATGGTCAACAGATGCAGGATTTTCTGATGAGTCTGGTACAGTTACCATGACTTCAGGAGAAACTGATAAGTTTAATAATATGTTGAATATGGCATCTGGGTCTTTAAAAAAGGCAAAATCATATTTGAAAGTTTTAGAACAAGATCGAGATGAGTGGGCATTGAGTTCAAATCTAAAAGTTTTCTTTAATTCACAGATTAGAACAGGTGCCGGTATAAAAGATACCAAGAGATTAGTTACAGATTTTGAAAAGTATTATAATAAAGTGTTGATGAAAAAGATTGATAGTGTTAAGAGTGATAAAGCTAAAAAGAAGTACATGGAAATTATGAAGGCAGGCTTAAAGGAGTATCAGAAATATAAAAATCCATTGTATTTTGTGGTTGCATCTTATATAACTCTTAGGGTTGCAAAGGATATGATCGTACATAAGTTAAGTCAAATTAGGAGTTCAGTGTCCTCGTTTTTGAAAACATCTGATGGATATAAAGTAACAGCACCGGAAGGGTTTGTTGCAATAGATCATGTTGGCGGTGCATTAAAACTAGTAGATAGAATGGAATTTAGTCGTGCGAATTTTACGGCAGCGAAAAATTGGACATAAAATGTTTGAGGATTTTAAAGAAAATTTTAACGAGAAAAAGATTTATAAAACTCGTTGGGTATGGTATCATACTATACTTGCCGGTGAGCTTTTCATTATTATTATTCTTTTAATAGGAATATTAGTAAAAATTTAAATAACAATAATAAAAAAAGGAATAAAATATGTTAAATGGATGGATTGCTCCCGCAGCAATATTTACACTAATAGGATGGAGTGCTGGCGCAGTATGGTGGGCGTCTGGTACTGATACAGAAGTTAAAAATAATACTACTGCTATTGAACAGGTTATAGAAAATGAAAAACACATTGCTGTTATTCAAGTACAGCAACAAGCAATAGTAAAAGATATTGACGAAATTAAAGACGATACTAAAAAGATTTTAGAAAAGCTTAATGAGATAGATTAATGTATACTCCTATGCCTTATATGCCATCTCCTAGAGATGTCCAACTAGCTTGTCAAACTAGATGTCAGGAGAAAAGGAAGCAGTGTTGTTTTGCGGAGAGTCTCCATTATGATAGTGAAATTGGATATGTACAGGAGTTAGGGTTTGATGATCCAGTATTACTTAACCTACTTCAAGAAGCTATAAAATTCCGTTCTAATTTGACTTCTGGAGATATCAAAGACGAAATTAAAAAGATTTTAGATGTATTAGAGGAGACTGAATAATGAAAAATTATAAACAATATTTAGAAGAAGCTAAACCTTCCTTAGCTATAGGTAAATGGAAGGGGGGAACTAAGGCATATATATCAGGGTTTGCAGCATTAGCTAAAGCTCCAGGTAGAGCTCCAGAAGGCGGTTATGAAATTATTTTAAAAAATAAAGATAAAATAAATATAGATCCTACAACTGCTGGATATATGG